TATCTTTGCTGGGATAATCGTTACGTAACTACCTACGCATTCATATTTGGTGCTTGGCAGGCAAACCAATTCGTTGCCAAGAATATAACCCACTGGATGCCGCTGCCGGCAGCGCCACAGGAGCCAAGCCTCGCCTGCATATCAAAGCGCAGCCAGCGTCTAAGTTAAAACATGATCTCACTTGAGTATTTTTATTTTTAGCCACGCTATTATAGGGTGTTTTCTAAAGTAGGGAACACCCTAAATTTTTATATAAATCAAAGGAATAAGCATAATTATGCCACAGCAGAGATCGACCTATTTGAGGACAATTCCTCTCGATTTAGAGGTTAAACAAGAAGCGGTAATAAATGGGATTGAGATGGGGGTTCTTGATAACGGGATTCCATACCTCACACAAAGTGGGCTTGCAAATGTCTGTGGTGTTCAGCGATTAAGGATTAAGGAAATTACTGACGAATGGGCACAGTCAGTCGAACATGGAATCTTCCGGAAAGGGAGGATGACATTTATTGGTACATACCTTCTGAATGAAGGGTTTACTGATGAAAAATTGTATATCCCGGTCATTCGCAATGGTGTTGAGTATCATGCTTATCCAGATATCGTCTGCATGGCAATTTTGGAATATTATGCATTCGAGGCTAAGCAGGCTGAAAGTGAAACTGCTATCAGATCATACCGTGAACTGGCAAAAAAAGGCCTTAAAGCTTTCATTTATGAAGCTCTAAAATATCAGCCTGAAGACCCATGGCGGCATTATCACGACAGGGTTTCTCTGCTCAAAGATAAAGGCTCAATCCCTGACGGCTACTTTATCATCTTCAACGAAATTGCAGGTATGATGGTTGATCTTATCAACGCTGGCTTGGCTATAAACCAGCACACTGTCCCTGATGGAAGTGTCGGAAGTTGCTGGGCTCGCCATTGGAACAGCCAAGAGTTGAGTCGCGAATTTGGTGAACGGGTGGATTGTGAGCATTATTACCCCGAAGATTTCCTTCAAGCTCGGTCTAATCCACAAATAATCAATGCTTATCCTGACGGGGCCCTATCTGAATTTCGTCGATGGTTCAAACATCAGTATCTTACAACTAAATTCCCCCCGTATATTCTTAAAAAGTCAAATGTACTTCCTGGGGGGAGAGAAGACGCCACTCGCTTGATCGAGGCATTTAAACAGGCAGGTATCGAAGGTAAATAATACCTGACAGGTACGCAAAGCCGCGCACCCACCTACTTGATGCTATATAATCCCCTCCACAGCAGAGGGGATTTTTATGTCACAGTGGAACATTGCAGCCAAACCGAAAGACGAGCAGGACAAGGTCAACGTTGACCTCGCAGCCTCCGGCGTCGCCTACAAAGAGCGCCTGAACATGCCAGTTGTCGCAGAAGTGGTGGCCAGAGAGCAGCCAGAACACCTGCGTGGGTATTTCATGGAGCGCGTCCGCTACTACCGCGAGCAGAGCATCCAGCTCCCCCGCGCATCCGATCCGCGCTATCTGGAAATGACAGAGCAGAACGCCAAGAAATAGCGGTTTTATCGTATATGCTCATTTTGCTTTTATCCCCGGGAAGGGCGATAATTACCTCGTCAGCCTGAGCAACTGACACGATTATCCGGCGCCAAGTGGGGACACATGGCGCACAAAACCTTACAGCAATCCCTGTCACCGATGGCGAAAGCCACCGGCGATTTTCTGCATTCAGCGTTTAGCCTCTGCGGAGGTGAAGCGTGAACATTCCTCAATGCGGCATCAAACTGCACAGCGGCAACTTCAACGCTATAGGCAAGATTCTTCAGGAGCAACTCTCTGACGGGAAATGTCTGCGCCTGCAGGTCAAAGAGTGGCGTGAAAAACGCAGCCTGAGCCAGAACGCACTCAGTCACATGTGGTACGCGGAAATCAGCGAATACCTGATTAACTCAGGACGTACCGACGCAACTCCTGAGTGGGTTAAGCGCAACCTCAAAAAGACCTATCTCGGCTGCGAAGAGGTGACCTACACCGACTTCATCACTGGTGAGAAAACCACAACCTGGGAGCCACGGCATACCTCCGATCTTGATACCGGCGAAATGCACATCTTCCTGACCAAAGTAGAGGCCTGGTGCGCTCAGTTTGGTCTGGCTCTCACCATTCCACACGGTTGCGAATATCAGCAACTGCAGCAAAAGCAGGAGGCCTGATGAGCAGCCTTCTCGCCAAAGTAATGGAGCGCGGCATCTTCCGCGTGCCAGCGCGCCGCAAGCGCAAGGTCGAAGTTAAGCCTTCCGATATCCCGACCCTGAAAGACTACACCGCCCGCCTGGTCGATAAGAAGTGGCTACGCCTGAGAGCACGGAGGCCACATGCGTAAACCAGCACGTCGTAAATGCGCCCACTGCCGCGAATGGTTCCATCCTGCCCGGGAAGGGCAGGTGGTATGCAGTTTTGAATGCGCCAGCGCGATCGGCAAAAAACAGACAGCAAAAGCCCGGGAAGCGGCGAACGCCAGGGCGGTGAAGCGCCAGCGCGAATCCGAGAAAGAGGGGCGTCAGCGCCGTAAAGCAAGATTGGCTGAACTCAGACCTAACGGTTACTACAAAGCCCAGGCTCAGAAGGCATTCAACGCCTACATCCGCGCTCGTGATGCTGGTTTGCCATGCATCAGTTGCGGCGAGACCAACCCGCCTGATCTGCATGGCGGCCAGTGGGACTGCGGCCACTTCAAAACGGTCGGCGCTTACCCTGAGTTGCGTTTTGAAGAGCGCAACGCCCATAAGCAGTGCAAATCGTGCAATGCCGGGTCGGGGAAGTACACAGCCAAAGAGGCGACGGTTGCTCAGCAATACGAAGCAGGCCTGGTCGCTCGTTACGGTCAGGAGTATGTCGACTGGCTTAACGGACCCCACGAGATGACCAACTACCGCCGGGAAGACTTTATTCGTATCCGCGATGAGTACCGCGCCAAGCTCAAAGCTCTGAAACAACGGGAGGCCGCATGAGCCGTGACGTTATCGAACGCATCCGCGACCGCTGGCAAAAGCTCCGTCTCTGCCGGCACCGCGGCACCGTACTGGTTGACTACCGCATACTGAGAAACTTTGTCCGCATCTATCAGACCCTTGGAGAGACAGCATGAACCTCGAATCTATCGCCAAATACTTCGCGCCTAAATCACCAATGCTGAGCGACTCGCCACGGGCTACTGCATCGGATGGTCTAACCGGCACTGACATCATGGCCGCTCTTGGGCTGGTAAATGCCAAGTGCGGATTCGGCTTCGACCTCTATCTGGCAAAGATCGGGGTAAGCACACCTGACCGAGCAATGGAGCTACTTTATGAATCAGCAGAGCGATTATCAATCCGCTTTAACATCGTTTCAGAACTCAGCCAGGACGTTCGCAAAAGAGTTCTCGAAGTTCTGTGCGCTTTTGCATACCAGGATTACACGCGAAGTGCTGCCAGCGTTAGAAAATGCTCTTGCTGCGATGGGACTGGCTTCACAGAGGCTCAGGTGTTCACCAACAAATGCTCATATCCGTGGGGTAAGCCGCCATATTGGGCAAAGATGTCCCGCGCGGTACGCCCAAGCCACTGGGAGTGTTGGAGCGAAATCCGCGAGGTGGTCAAAGTTAAATGCTCTGCCTGTAACGGAAAGGGTGTTATCAGCAATTCGTGTCGCTGCAATGGGAAAGGAAAGGTACTGGATAAAGAGACCAGCGAGCGCCTTGGGATACCGGTAATGAAAGTGTGCGATCGCTGCAGCGGAAAAGGTTATGCTCGCATGAAGTTTTCGACGGTAATGGAAGGAGTAAGGGCCGTTGCTGACATTAAGAAAACGGTAGCTTATGAGCAATTACAACCGTTCTTCGAGGAACTGGTTTCCGAGTGTCACAAACAGGAGTCCTACGCTGATGTCATTCTCTCTCGGGTGACGAAATAATGAATATTTTCTATGAAAATATAATTTTGTGGAAAATAGCTATTGCAATCTCCGGAAAAACTGGTTAGATTCATCCCTAACGCTGGGAATCCGTTCAGTCGTTCCGAAGCAAAAAATTCAAGCCCGAGGTTAACGCCTTGGGCTTTTTTTATGCCTGCGATCCGGTCAGGGCTCTTGGGTAAAGACGTGCTGCACGACACGTCGACACCCGCCGCGCAAGAGCCCTGAACCAGATTGAGGGTCGATCGTATAAAGGTCATTACGGCAGGCTGTTAACCTGCTTATCGTGGTTCGATTCCACGTCGTCCCGCCAAATTACGGAGCTCTGGCGTAGATGGTTCGCGCGGATGCCTGAAGAGTATCAGGAGATGGTTCGATTCCATCGGGCTCCACCAAATTAGCCGGCTTAGCTCCAATGGTAGAGCAGTCGCCTTGTAAGCGAATGGGTAGCGGTTCAAATCCGTTAGCCGGCACCAATTCAGCGCCATTAGCTCAACCGGAGAGAGCAATAGCCTTCTAAGCTATCGGTTTCAGGTTCGAGTCCTGAATGGTGCGCCAGACACGGGCATGAGCACTAGCGCTTAAATAAGTCCTGATAGGTGCCAGATTGATCACCTGGCCGTTGCTCCACGAAACGGAGCCCATAACAGGTAAGCCAAATCGAAATAATTACACCCGCATCCAGGTTAAGCGGGACTAATAAACCTGGCGATTTGGCTTTCCGTTGTGGTGAATGCGTAGGTCGATGCGCAAGTAAGCAACCGATGGCGAGGTAGTGTATAAGGCGGTCGCTGCAAGCCTTGAACTGAAAATCCCGTCACGCCGGAGTTCGACACCGGCCACCACATCCAATCCCTCTACCTTGGGACTATTACGGCTACCGCCGTCGCTTTTACCCTTGGTATTTCTTCCCACCTTGAGTGGGTTTTTTATTGAGCATGCCCAGACCCTCGGGAATCATCCCCGACGTGCTTTGTTGATAAATCAGCCCGCAGGGTCTGGGCCTCTTTTCCCCTTTACGCACAGCGCCATCCGTCATCTACGGAGGTGAGGTTATGACAAAAATGAGCACCATTTACAGCAGACTTTCATACGGCACCGGGACCGCACTGACGGGCTGCGGTGTCTCAGCAAAGGCGTATGCCGGGGCAGTTAAGGCAGAGGTATGGATTTTGGCCGACAAAATAGCGGGGATGACCCTGAGTGACTGGGCAATTATTGTCGGTATCGCCTGCACCATTACCACCTGTGGGGTGAACTGGTACTACCGGCGGAAAGAACGCGAGGATCGGCTCAATGGCTATGACACCAAAACTGAGGAATAGCGTTATCGCTGCCGTCGGCGGTGGCGCCATAGCCATTGCTTCTGCACTCATCACCGGCCCAACTGGTAACGATGGTCTTGAAGGTGTGCGCTATGACCCCTATCAGGATGTGGTAGGCGTCTGGACTGTCTGCTATGGCCATACTGGCAAAGACATCATGCTCGGCAAGAAGTACACCGAGGCTGAATGCCGTGCGCTTCTCAGTAAAGACCTGAACGCCGTCGCTCGCCAGATTAACCCATACATCCAGAAGCCGATCCCCGAAACAATGCGTGGGGCGCTTTACTCATTCGCCTATAACGTCGGCGCTGGGAACTTCCAGACCTCCACTCTGCTGCGCAAAATCAACCAGGGCGACCAGAAGGGGGCGTGTGACCAACTGCGCCGCTGGACCTACGCCAAGGGCAAACAGTGGAAAGGCCTGGTAACTCGCCGCGAGATTGAGCGTGAAGTTTGTTTGTGGGGGCAGAAATGAGCCGATTAACCGCAATCATCAGCGCTGTAGTCATCCTGCTGCTTACCTGCATTTTCTCATGGCGTTCTGGCTGGAATTCTCACGCTGACCATATCAACGCCCTCGCGGCGAAGAAGAAAGAGAAAGCCGAAAAGACTATCCAGCCAGTTGAGCGAAAGGCCGCTGCCGCTACAGAAGAGGGCAAGGTCATCTACCGAACCATAACCCGCGACGTGGTGAAATATGTCCAGTCTCCGAATCGTACTGTGTGCCGGTTTGACGATGATGCTGTGCAGCTGCGCCAGCGAGCTATCGACGCTGCCAACGCCATCCCCGGATTTGATGACGGCGCCGTGCAAAGCAAGTGACGCAGGGAAAGACAGCGACGAAGACCTGCAGTCAGACGTCGAAACCGCTCAATGCCTGCGCCAACTGCGGTTAGATAAATACCGTTGGCAGGCCTACTACCGTGCAGTGAGTCAGTAGCGGGGCTACATTGCCATTCCTGCATGGCGAGGTCGGCGTGATAAAAAACCCCGAAGAGGATATCCAAAAGTAAACGGGGCGCTGAATGAACAGCTAATGACTAAACAATACATCGTGTATCTAAATATGGTTAATCATTTCGCAACCCGGACCATATTGCGGAGGAATACACCTGTGTTTTGGCGTAGGACTGCTATCAGCGCTGGGGCAGTGCAACCG